TAGGTGTGGGTGAAAGTAGTAAAACAAAGGTATACTTTCATCAGCAGGACATTCGCAACACAATAATTAAAAACGCATCACTAGTAACATCTATCTTTACTTTACAGTTTATGCCCAAGAAGGATAGACAGAATGTTATTGACTCCATTTGGGAAGGTCTTAATGATGGTGGTGCATATATTTTTGCAGAAAAGACAATCTGCGAATCAGCAAGACATCAAGATATGTTGACATTTAATTATTATGACCACAAAAGAAAATCATTTACTACAGATGATATTATGAATAAAGAAGTTACTTTGCGTTCAATGATGAAACCAAATACATGGGCAGAGATACAAGAAATGTTACTAATGGCAGGATTTCAAGAGGTTCAACCCTTCTGGAGAAATCATATGTTCGTTGGTGCAATTGCAATTAAATAGGAGAATATAATGGATGATGACCTTACAGTTAGTAAGTTTGAAGAATATGTTAGTTTTGTTGATGCGGTGAGTAGTGAATCTACTCAATCGACTAAAAGTCTAATTGACACAATTGGTATAATGGAAGAACAAGGTGCAAAGGTATCACGACTACTTACTGCCGGAATAGGACTTTCTGGTGAAGTAGGAGAGCTGAATGATATTATCAAGAAGGTAGTCTTTCAAGGTGCTGAATATGATGATTACACCAAGTTGCATCTCAAGAAAGAACTAGGAGATATTTGTTGGTATATGGCTCAGGCCTGTATGGCACTTGACACCTCGTTTGAAGAAATACTAGACATTAACATCGAAAAGTTATCTGATCGCTACCCCGAAGGATTTGATGCTTTACGATCTGCAAGTAGAAAAGAAGGAGACATTTAAATATGAGTGATTTTTTAAAGGATATTATTAAACAAACAGGTAATGAATACGCATCACTAGTTTCTGATGGTGTAGAAGCAGGAGATTGTGATTCGTTTATTGACACTGGAAGTTACATTTTCAATGCGTTATTATCCGGTAGTATCAATGGTGGATTACCAGCTAATAAGATAACAGCGATTGCTGGTGAGTCTGCCACAGGTAAGACTTTCTTTGTAATGGGTATGGTCAAAGCGTTTCTCGATGAAAATCCTGAGGCGGGTGTTTTGTACTTTGAATCAGAAAGTGCGATTACAAAATCAATGGTAGTTGATCGTGGAATTGACCCTAAAAGAATGGTTATCATTCCTGTCACAACAGTACAAGAATTTAGAACACAAGCACTTAAAATATTAGATTCATATCTCGCAAAGAAAGAATCTGATAGGCGTCCAATTATGATGGCACTTGATTCATTGGGTATGTTATCTACTACCAAAGAAGTAGAAGATACTTCTGATGGTAAAGAAACACGAGATATGACAAGGGCTCAAGTTCTTAAAGCTGCATTTAGAGTATTGACTTTGAAACTTGGTCGTGCAAAAGTACCTATGGTTGTTACTAACCACACTTATGATTCAATGGGATTATTCGCCACGAAAGAAATGGGTGGTGGTTCTGGACTGAAATACGCAGCTTCATCTATTATATTCCTATCTAAGAAGAAAGATAAGGACGGTACAGAAGTTGTTGGTAATATTGTTCATTGTAAGAACCATAAGTCACGATTGACCATTGAGAACAAAATGGTTGATGTTCGTCTGTCATATGAAAAAGGACTTGATAGATACTACGGACTATTGGAACTAGCTATCAAGTATGATATATTTAAACAAATATCAACTCGCATAGAACTTCCTGATGGTACTACACAGTTTGCCAAAACGATTAATAACAATCCAAAAAAATACTTTACAGAAGATGTGATGCAACAACTTGACGCTGCAGCTAGTAAAGAGTTTAAGTATGGTCAAACAGATGTGCTTCTTGAAGATGAAGTAGAGGAAGAATCTGAAAGTTAATGGATAACTATATTAGAAAGTATGACAATGTAGTGACCGATGATTTCTGTGATGGTTTGATTGAAAAGTTTGAATCCCACCCAGAACATCAAGAGAAACTATCTCAGGGCTTAATGTCTTTAACACACCTTGAAATGATGCGTCCAGACACACAAGTCTGGAACAAAGACATTATGTACCTTGTAGATATTTTTAAGCAAAATGTCGCGACATACAAAAAGGATTGCAAGATTGAGCCAGTAATGTGGCCCAATAAATACTCAGTTGAATCATTTAGAATAAAACGGTATTTACCAGATGATGTTGACCAATTTGGGCCTCATGTAGATTCAAAAGATTCAAATACTTGCAAAAGATTTCTTAGCTTCTTTTTATATCTAGATAACAACGATAGTGGTTCAACTATGTTTCCACAAATGGATATAACATCAGAGTGCAAGAAGGGAACACTATTAATGTTTCCACCGCTGTGGCCTTGGCTACATGCTGGAGAAAAACCAGTCAATAAACCAAAATATATATTAGGGAGTTATTTAAAATATGTCTGAGTTATTAGACCAATTCGGTCAACCAATTAGAAGTAAAACTGCTGATGCACCTACTAGTTTACCAACAGTAGAACAAATTCTACAAGACCCCATCACAAAGAAATTTCTTTTTCTTAACACCAAAGAAGAACCAGATGTTACTTGCATTGGTCTTACAGATGAAACAGATTATTCTGGTGTCGTCTATAAGTATGGCCAAGTCACTATTCCAGATGAATCTAAAATAGTTGATGGAGAGGCATTGCGTTTAGAGTTTAAATATGATATAATAGAGAACAATGGATACGACAAAGAAAAGTTTGGAGAAGATTTCTTTAAACTTATTGGAGATATTCTATACCATATTATTATAACTCAAGCAGAGGATGGATCAATTGACGAACCAAACGATAGAACGGACAGCGTTAAGTAATTTAGTCCATAATGAAGAATATTGCCGAAAGGTATTACCATTCATTAAACCAGATTATTTTGCTGTCAAAGAAGAACGAGTCGTCTTTGAAGAAATTACAAGTTTTGTTGATAAGTATCGAAAGATGCCAACAAAGATTTCTTTAGAGATTGAGATTGAAACTCGTAAAGATTTAACCGAAAACGAACACCAAAAGATTGTAGAGATTCTCAAAACACTTGATGCAACAGATGTTGATATGGAGTGGTTGGTTGATACTACTGAAAAGTTCTGTAAAGATAAGGCGATTTACAATGCAATTGTTGAAGGTATATCAATTATTGATGGAAAAGATAAGAATCGTGGCGCAGACTCTATACCAAGTCTGCTCACAGATGCCCTTGCCGTATCTTTTGATAATGCTGTTGGTCATGATTACTTTGACGACAGCATCGCAAGATTTGACTTCTATCATAAAATAGAAGAACGCATACCATTTGACCTAGAGTTTTTCAACAAGATTACAAAGGGTGGATTACCACAGAAGACTTTGAATATTGCACTGGCTGGTACAGGTGTTGGTAAATCTCTGTTTATGTGTCACATGGCTGCAAACTGTTTATCTCAAGGTAAGAATGTACTCTACATAACTTTAGAAATGGCTGAGGAACGCATCGCAGAACGTATTGATGCAAACCTACTGAATGTTTCTATGGAAGACTTGCACGATCTACCAAAGTCTATGTTTGAAAACAAGATTAAGAAAATTCAGAAAAAGACTAATGGTAAGTTAATTATCAAAGAGTATCCAACTGCATCTGCTCACTCTGCACACTTTCGTGGTTTGCTCAAAGAACTATCAATCAAAAGGTCTTTCAAACCAGATATGATTTTTATTGACTATCTAAATATATGTGCATCAAGTAGATTGAAAGGTGCAGCTAATGTCAACTCTTACACTTATATCAAGAGTATTGCAGAAGAACTTAGAGGACTTGCCGTTGAAACTAATGTACCGATCATGTCAGCAACACAGACAACGAGAGGTGGATTCACTTCAACCGACATTGGACTTGAGGACACATCTGAATCGTTTGGTTTACCCGCGACAGCAGATTTTATGTTTGCTCTCATATCTAATGAAGAACTTGATGGATTAAACCAAATTGTAGTAAAACAACTCAAAAACCGATACAATGACCCTACTATGAATAAAAGATTCGTTTTAGGTATTGACAGAAGTAAAATGAGATTATATGATGTAGATAATAGAGAACAAGAGGACTTGGTAGATAGTGGTCAAGATAAACCAGTATTTGACAATACAAGCTTTGGATCAAAATCTACAGCCGATAAACGCATGGCTGCATACAACGATTTCAAGGTTTAATCTCTTATAAATAGTATATAAACTATATGTAGATGGAGTCATTGAAGTATGTCGTTACGAAAGTCTGTTCGTCAACTTAGACCTATTCAGGAAAACTTTACTGCACCTGTAGATAAAGTTCAGTCTTTTTTATCTGAAGCTAAAATGCCAGCAGCAGATTGGGAAAAAGTAATTTGCGTGGCATATAATATGAAAAGTGGTTTGTCAGAAGAAGATGCCATATCTGCTGCTGAAATAAGTGAATTTAAACCCAAACATCAAGAAGTCCTTCCAATTGGTCAAAAGATAGTAGAAAATTCTTTTGGTAATCCATCTAACATTATGACACACTATGGTCAGGGAAAAGGAACTTTGACTAAAGAGTGGGATAATTACTTTATAAAGATGACGGGCAAATCTGCATCATCGCCAACAAAAACACCTAAAACAGATATGAAACTGACAGGAAAAAATATTAGTCTTAAAAAATATGGTGGTTCTCAATTAATGTCTGGTGGTCAATCTGAAACTCTTGCCACATTAGGATTTGCTTATGATAATGCACCAGATAGTATTAAATCAAAATCATTTGATACAGCATGGAATAAATTAAATAAAGATATAGAAAAACAATATGTTTCTTTTAAGTTACCAGCTGGTGGTCAGATTGGTAAAATTTCTACTGGCAAAATAAAAGTTGATACAAAATTAAAAAACTTGGTTAAAGATTCTTTGACTAAACAATCAGCTATGACAAATGCTCTTAATGAAATTTTTCAAACTAATGAAATTAAGAAAGAAGTTGTGAGAGAAGCTATGTCTGGAAAAGCTAAGTTTGCAGATAAAGAATCTACAGCAACTCACATGATGAAATTTGATGATGATGGTTCAAGCGATTTTATCGCTATAGATGAAAAATTGGTTAATAGTTATACAAGTAAAACTAAATTTAACATATCGTTCAAAACTTCTGGCACTGGTGGTCGTGCTTGGACTGCTTTAAAAGGTATTTACAAAGAAGAAAATGAAATACTTGATAATATTATAACAGAAAGTATTAGGGAAACAGATAAAGAAATTTTACAAGAAAGTGTTTTTTCTAAAGCTGTAAAAGTAGTTAAAAGTTGGATTTCAAGATTTCTTAATAAAGTGTGGAATAAAATAAAAGCATTTTTAATTAAAGGTTTAGATGTTGCTTTAGATTTACTTGGTGTAAAAATTACTGCATCTGGTGATGGATATAAATTTGGTGGATTTTAAATGATATCATTCACACAATTAACAGAAGACAAGGGTGGTAAGAACTTACACCTAGAGCATCTGGAAGATGAAATCCTTAACTATGGAGTTGATGGTGGTAGAGCTGCAATCAACTTCCTACGTTCACTAAGAGATATGCTTGCTGGTAATGCTCGGTCTTCAATTAACATGACTGTCAAGTGGGATGGTGCGCCTGCGATATTCGCTGGTATTGACCCAGAAGATGGTAAGTTTTTTGTTGCGAAGAAATCAGTATTTAATGTCAACCCTAAACTATACAAA